CATCGTTTATTATCCAACTGCACAACCAACAACTATAAATAACGTTTTATCTAGTAATGGAGCAAATAATACAAATATGTTCACAGGAGAGATTGTTGGCATCGGGGTTGCAGTTTTACTCGCATGTGGAATGTTTGTATTATTTTCAGGGTTATTTTTCAAGCTTCGGTCAAAAAACGAAAACGAAAAAAACTTGACAATGTTGGATATTACAAGACGCAATAGCACGTCAGCAGACGTTATTCCAAATCCGTTAAGAAGAATAACAATTGAACACACCCCTTCCGAATAAAATGTTAATAGTTCAAACGATATAAAATAATGAGGCTTATTATTTTATATGACCCGAGGGTTTCTCGCAATATTCCTTCTTGTAAAAATATGCGCAGGATTTTCCAACTTTGGCCATTTTGCAAACATTAACAATATGCGAAAATACCCTATTTCTAGCCCGAATAAAAAGACTTCGGAAGCACCAATTAAAAACCCGGATTACATTCCTGAGAAAAACGAGACGATTTTAAGTAACAGCCCACACGTTCGCAATTACAACCCATTTAAACCAAAGAGTGTATACAATGAGAAAATTCGTCGTCTCAATTCCAAAAACATCACTGAGAGAGATTACGAAATAATGGGCGAACAAGCCTTTAGAGAATACGAAGACAACCTTGATTTTTTGGAAAAGTTGATTAATGGTGGTCAAAATGCGTCGGAACCAGGAGAGAATTTAAGACGACCGGGAGGCATCCGCATTCTTATTAATAAGGGGTTGTTTAGTCAATTCACAAATAATGAGGATGATGATGACGACGATGTATTTGTTGGAAGGGGTAAGAACCGGGATAAAAAATCGGAAAATTTTGAAGTTGTTACCAAATATCCTATTAAATTTGCCGATATTGGAGGGTTTGATAAAATAAAGGATGAATTAAAACAATGCATTGAATTTTTATCCAATCACACAAAGTATGCAAAATACAATGTTCGCGTTCCGAAAGGTCTCATTTTAGAGGGCCCGCCAGGTAACGGAAAAACTCTATTGGCCAAAGCGCTTGCCGGAGAGGCTATGACTGGGTTTATTTCTGTTTCTGGGTCGGAATTTCAAGACAAATACGTGGGTGTCGGTTCATCCAGAGTGAGAGAGCTATTTACGCTTGCAAAGAAGAACTCTCCCTGCGTAATTTTCATAGACGAGATTGATGCGATTGGAAGAAAGCGATCGGGAGATGGGGAAACGTCGTCTAATGAGAGAGACAGCACTCTTAATGAGCTTCTCGTTCAACTTGACGGTTTCAAGAATAATAGCGGAATCTTTTTGATTGGTGCAACGAATCGCGCGGATTTGTTGGACCCTGCGCTTGTGAGGCCAGGGCGAATTGATAAGCGAATTTACATTGGTCTTCCAGATGCGGCAACACGCGAAGCTATTCTATCAGTTCACAGCAAAGGAAAGCCTTACGACGAGTCATTCATTGTGAAGGACATGGTTGATTTAACCATGGGGTTGTCGGCTGCGCAGATTGAGAATTTGCTTAATGAGGCAATGTTAAACGCTTTGAGATATGACCGAGATGCTATGACGTCTAAGGATGTTGACGTTATTATGAACAAGATGATGGCTGGTTGGCAACCAACGGATCACCAATTTACGTCTGATATAATTGACCACATTGCTGTTCACGAAATGGGTCACGCCGTTATGGGATTAGTCGCAAAACATCATTCAAAAATGACCAAAGTTATTATTAATTTGTCGTCACCTAAAAGCCCGGCTTACACTGTTTTTGAGGGGTCAACGTCAAGTATTTATACGAGGGAAGCGCTTTTTGAGCATTTGGCAATCCTATTGGCTGGAAGAATTGCCGAAGAAATCTTTTTTGACGTTAGCATAACAACTGGTGCGATTAATGATTTTGAGGAGGCGTTCAAATTGGCCGAAAAGATGATTGTTTATTATGGAATGGGCAAGCATAATATTATTTATCCTAGTTTGAGCGACAAGTATAAGGAGATGATTGATACCGAAGTGGTTGATTTGATAGATGATGCAAATAAGTACGCGACTTTTATATTAAAGAACTGCAAGGAGCTTATGTTAGAAGGTGCCGATGTGTTGAAGAGAGACAAGTTGTTAAAGGCTGATACTCTTATTGACCTCATTGAGACAAAATATAGCGATATTTTTGACTTGAAATACGTGAAATAATAACTTTTAGCTTTATTGTCTTGTTTATATGTATACATGGACTACTATCTAGCTCCATCATTTTATGCGCATGCAATAAATGGTATACTATTATTTATTGCAGTAATAATCATTATAACAAATTATTCAAAAATAACTAGACTTGAAGCTTATCCTGGAAGAACTGTTGTCTTACTACTATTGTTGTCAATTGCAGTAGGAATTCACGGAATATCGCATCTGGGTCTTGAACGCGTTTATGGGTTTAACCCGTTAAAATGCGTTGCAAGTGTGTAAAAACCAACTAAAAAAAGAAAAAAAATAATAATAAAAAGATAAAAAGAAAATAAGAAAAAAGAAAAATACAAAAAAATTGATTTTGTTTTTGTATTTTAATGATAACTAAACTTTTATACATATACGCCATGGCGACGGTGTTGATGTTTTCACAAGAACTAACAAATGCATTTTCCAGCTATTTTAAGAAATGCGTTCGCGGGTATCATCTGATCAACATGGATCCAATTAAGGAATCTGTCTGGGAGTCTATTAATAGTCTGGTTTTGACGCATTCTGGTGGAATTGTATATGAAAAAAGCAGTGGTTCTCATTCACCTGGAAGCGACATTTCCAGCAGTGTTGGCAATTTCTCAAATAAATCGGTAAAATATGAGTCATCTAGTCACGATTGTTTCAATATTAGTTCTTATCGTTTAACTACGGTTTGTTCCGCTGCTTCGCCAGGAAACATTGAAGAAATCGTCGCTGAAATTAACTCAAGAAAGAACTTTCAATACTATTCCATAATTGCGAGAGAAGAGACTGGCGACAAAATTCACTACGACTGGATCGTTTTGCCTGCAGACCATCCAGCGGTTAATCCTTCATTGTACACATGGGTACCAATGATGGGAAAGAGGGGGAAAAACAAGGACGCACAAGTTGGGTGGCGTACAAATGTTATTAACGGGTCAAGTATGAGCATTTCGTTCAGTATGTCATCTCAGTTGTGGATGTCTGTAAATGTTACAGAGGAGATGAAGGCTACGTATATCGTGGCAAGCTCTCAAGTTGAAAAAAAAACAATGATGGATTACGTTTCTCTTTCTGATCAATTTCCTAACGTCTAATTACATTACATACAAATTACTTTAATGGCGCCCCATATGGGCCAACTATAAACCCAGTCTTTAAATTTTGGTTCTGGAACATTTTTCATATAAGCGGGTTTTACTTTGTATTTTGGATGAGGTTTTATTTTAACTGATCTCGGAGACATAATAGATAGACAATGGTTCTATTTTTTATTTATTTATAGTTTTGAAAATCAATTTTTTCTCCGCGTTTAATATTTAATTCTCGGCAAGTTCCGCCTGGAAGTTCTAGTACAAGATCGCCTTTTCCTGGATATGTTTTGCATTCGTCTTTATCAATGCATGGCGGGCAATTATGGTATATTTTATTTATTTTCCCATTGTTAATGAAAACGACGTCTAGTGGCACTAAGCAGTTTTTCATCCAAAACGCGGTTTCTTTTTTATTGCCGGGTTGCAAAACAAACAACAAGGCGCCAAATTCGCCTGAAAATCGCTTTCCCATCATTCCTAGCATTATTTCTCTGTGCGTTTGCAAAACCTTTGTCTTAAATTTATGTTGATTTATATGAGTTATTATGTACATATATACCAACTATATTATTTTACCTTGAAAATTTAATACTTCATAATATAATTAATAGTTACATATGGGGGCATAATGGAAAAAGCCGACGGTGTTGCCTGCCCAGCATTATTCACAGTTATGCCAGTTGAAGCAGATCCAAGACTAATTCCAGTTGAAGCAGATGCTACAGCAATTCCGGTCTTTTTAGAATCTGTGGTAATAGTTATTGATGTGTTAACGTTTAGAGACCTGGCGGAAAAGTACGTTGACATTAATGGATTCAAAGTACTGCCGGTCACGTTGGGAAAATTTACATACCCTCCATGACTGTGTCCAGGATCAGTGATGGTGTGAGTGTGTCCAGGATCAGTGATATCGTGAGTGTGTCCGTTGTCAGTTACATCGTGTTTGTGCTGAGGCATATTATTTGAATTTAAAGTTGCGGTTGTATTGCCACCGGTTGCGTTCACAATTGTTGGATTAGAACTCCCGTATAAAAATTTACCGATTAAATTTGGAGGCTGTATACTATTTGCTGTATTAGTCGCCACTCCTAAAACTGTATTTAATAAAGGAGCGATAACGGCGTAACGTGAATCAGTAACTGTTCTAGTTTGTCCATCGCATATTACCCAACCATCTGGGTCGCTTTTTGTGGGATCCGTTGGAGAATACGGATAAAAATATTGCATTATACTTAGTGGCGGTGGCGAAACCATGTGGCTA